TGACTGTCACGCGCGCGTAGCGCTTCGGCCCCCGGTAGCCGATCTTGAGCACCTTGTCGTCGTCCGCGAAGGTAAAGCTCGCCTGGGTTTCCAGCCCGATCAGCTGGTCGTCGGGCACCGCGGCGGCATCCGACAGGTTGGCCGCGTCGCCATGCTCCACCAAGGTGGTGAAGGTGGCGTCCGCATCGGCGAGCGCGCCGGTCAGGATGACGAACTCGGCGGCCTCGTAGCCCAGGAGATCGGCGATCTGCGAGACGAAGGGCGTATTGTCGACGACTGCCGCTGCCGGGCTGATGCCGCGACGGACGTGCAGGTTGTTGTGAATGTCGCGCGCCATGGCGCTTTCCTTTCCGGGAATCGTGAAGGTGAGAAAGAAAGCGGCGCGACCGGAGCCGCGCCGTGGTCGCTGATCAGGTGGAGCACTTCAGCTTGCGGATCGCCTCGGCCAGCACAATCTGTCCGCCGATGCGGCGGTAAAACAGAAAGCGGATGTTGCCACTGGTCGCCTGTGTATAGGGATCCCGCAGCATCGACATCGCGATGCGATCCACCAGCGTGTAGGCCCGGGCGAAGTCGCCATAGGCAATCGGGAAGGTATTGGCCCCCTCGTTCGGCATGTCCGGCACCTCGACATACGGGTCGCCATCGATGGCGTTCGGCTGCCCCTGCGCCAGGCCGGGCATCCAGATATACTGCTTGTTGGCGTCCTTCAGCTTGCGCACCGAACCCATGGTCGTCCGGTTCAGGGCCCACTTGGCGTTGCGCGCATAGCCGCTCTTCAGCGCGTACTTGAGCGTGAGCAGCCCGTCGGCCTGGCCGTTCGCGTCCGCGATCGTGGTTGCCGTGCCAGAATTGGTGGACGCGATGTCGGCATTCGTGAGCCAGCCCTCGGGCTTGCCCACCGCATTGCCGCCGACCACGGCCGCCCCTTCCGCCACGGCAAACTGCTCCTCGGCCTCGCCGCGGATCTCCGCTTCGAGATCGAAGGCCGTGTCCTCCAGGTTCTGGTGGCTGATGTCGATCAGGGCGAACATCTCGTGCGTCGGGATCTCGACCATGCCGTAGGCCAGCCCCGTGGTCTCCGATCGGGTGCCCTGCTCAGCCACCCACTGGGCGGCAAACTGGCCGGTGCGCCTGGGCTGCATCCGCGACTTGTTCGCCGTCGGCTTGACCGAGACCAGCGAGCGTACCGGGCTTACGAGGGTAATGCCCTTGATGATATCCGCCACATACTCCGCCGGCGCCAGGTAGCCGCCGGTCGTGTCGTTGCTGACCGACAGCGACTTGAACTCCGCCGTCGCCCGGGCGATCGCCTTGGCCTGGGGCTCCGGCAGGTTCGGCACACCGCTCGTGTAGGCGCCAATGACGCCACGAGCCCATTCGTTGAAGTAGGCCTTGCGCTCGACGCGGGCTTCCTCGGAGCCCATGCCGGGTCGCTGGACCTTCAGCTGGAGCCGGTCGAGCTGCTCCTGCATCTGCTTCTCGCGCTCGGCGCGCTTGGCCTCCAGCGCCTCGGCGTTGACCAGCTTCTGGTTCACCGTCTCGAAGCCCGCGAGTGTGGCCTCGATGCGCGAAAGCTTCTCCTCGGTCAGCGGATCGGCCTTGCCCGTGGTCTCGATCTCGCGGAGCCGCTGGTCGTTGGTCTTCTTGTACTCCTCGAAGCCCGTCATCAGCGGCGTCACGATCTTCTTGACCTCGGCCAGCACGGCCGGGAGGTCGCTGGCTTCCTTGCGCTCGAGCGCGTGCGCGCGCCCGACGGCGCGATTGTGTTCGTGCATGTTGTCCTCGGAATCAGGTGGTACTGAAAAGCCTCGCGGCCTGCCGCTGCAGGTCCAGGAGGTCGTCCATCCCGCCCTCGTCCCGAGGATTCGGATTGGCCTTGTAGCCGCCGTTGGCAATCGCCTTGGCGGCGGCATGTGAGAACCCGCCTGCGTCCCGCAGGAAGGCCTCGAAATCTCGTATCGTGCGGATCCGGGACGCCGCCTTGGCGTCCTCGATGCCGGCCAGGGGGTTCATCCCCCACAGGACCGGGCCGACCTCGTAGAGCTCGACCTTTGTGATGGTCCTGACGGGGTCAGCTGCCGTCTTGCCGTAGGCGACGTCGACGGCCGAATAGGTGATCGACATGGCGTCGATCGAGCCGTTGCGCAGGCCCGCGAGCAGCGTTCGCCCCCGCTCCGTATCGATCGGGTCGAGCTGGCCCTCAACCTTCAGCCCGTGGGCATCCTCTTCCATGGCTGTCCAGTAGCCGACCGGCATCTTGTCCTCGGCCGCCGTGCCCAGCCCGTGCTGCCAGAGCATCTTCGGCAGCTTGGCCCGTGCCTTCCAGCCGGCCAGCGAGGCCGCGAAGGCGCCCTTCACCAGCACATCGCCACCGTCGTCGACATTGCCGAACACGGCACCGTAGCCGGAGAAGGATCCCGGCGGTCCGTCCTTGGCGAACTTCACCTCGAACGGTCGGGTCGCCGTCAGTCGCATCAGCTATTGCCTCCATCAGGCTGCAGTGCCGACCGCTCTGCCTGTGTTGCCATGTTCAACGGCAGCAATGGCTCCTCCAGTCCGTCGATCGGGTTCAGGTCCTCGAAGCGGCGGGCTTCATTCCGGGTCAACCAGCCGTTCGTGATGCCGCTGGCGTAGAAGTTGGCGCGCGCCGTGTTGTCGCCGCGCAGCAGCCCCTGCAGGGAGAACTTGGCGACGATATCGTCTTCATCCGGGAACAGGTCGCGGGCCAACGACTGCTCCCAGTTCTCGATCCACGGCGCCAGCGTGTGGATCACGTGCGCCAGGAAGAAGGCTTCGGCCGACGCGAAAGTCGCCGTCTTGTCGGCGTAGCCCACCATCTGCGGGAATACCTTCAGGTCCCGGCAGATCTCCTCGATCTGGAAGCGCCGCGTGTCCAGGTGCTCCGAATCGACGCCCTTCATGGCGAGCGGCGTCCAGGTGCTGTCCATGTCCAGAACGGCCGTCTTGAACCGGTTCTGCAGGCCGCCCTGGTACTGCGCCCAGGCTTCCTTGAGGCGCGCGCGTGCCGCATCGTCCAGCGAGCCCTTTACGGACAAAACGCCGCCCGGCTGGGTGCCATTGGCGTGGAGAGCTGCATGCGTCTGCTCGGTCGCGATCGCGAGCCCCACTGCCTCGCGGGCCACCTGCAGCGCGTCCAGGCCGGCCGTGCCGGTCCAACTCGGTCCCCGGAGGTGGAACACGTCCTCCCGCGGCAGCACTGCGGCGCGGCCACCCAGGTCGGTCACCCGGTAGTTGAGCGTGTAGTCAGCCGCCTGCTCGATCGTATAACTGCCCGGCACCAACGGGATCATCTCGCGCGGCGCGCCCCGGATCCGGCCGATGTAGGCGCAGCCGTTCCCGAGCAGAACAGCATGGAACATCATGACCTGCCTAAACTCGAACGAGGTCATCCATTCGTTCGGCCGCCTCGACAGCAGCCGGTAGGCCGGATGATCCTTCGCCAGCTCCTTCGAGCCGTCGGCCTTCTCCCGGTACAGTTTAAGGGGCACCTGCGCGATGCCGTCGGCCAGGACGCGCAGGCAAGCGAACACCGTCGATACCTTCAGCGCACTGTCGACGTTGACCGACACGCCGGCCCGCGAGTTCTGCTGGCCGAACAGCGCCGACCAGGTCAGCCCGGATACGTCAGCCGCCTTGGTCTCCCGACGCCGCAGGCCGGACGCCAGGGAACCGAACAATCCTGCCATCACCCGGCCGGGCGGCTACCGAGGGCCAGCAGCAGCGCGCCAGCGATCATCAGGCTCCCTCCGACGATGAAGCCGGCCGGTGGGTAGATCAGCCAGGCGCCGTAGGAAACGAGGCTGACACCGCCGAGGCCGGCGAGGTCGCGCAGAAGTCCGGGCAATATGGTGGACAGGATCAACCCCATGGATCGCATCATCGAACAGAACCGGTTTGGCTACAGTTTCGTTTCCAGGTTTGCAGAGGTACGCACTACAAGTCGGTGGGCTGCAGCGCCGTCCCGACATGAGGCGCGTCAAGCGGGAGACCGCTGCCATCGGGAGGCCCCGAAGCCGGGCAAACCGCCCTTCCGTGAAGGGCATCCAAAGCTCGTGCGAGTGGCGAGGTACTTTGTTTCTGACACCAGACCGCCTCACCCGCGCTTCCCTCACCCCAGCCGTGGCGGCCCTCCGCCCCAGCGAATACACAGCTGCCCTGATCTACGCGATCCAGCGCGATCCGGAACTCGTTCGCGGGAAGCACGTCCTGGAACTTGGGTCCGGAAGTGGGGTCGTTCTGGCCGCCGCTGCGCAACTTGGTGCGAGCCATGTCTGCGGTGTGGACATAGAAGAAGATGCTGTCCTTGCCAGCCAGCGTCTGCTCACTGACCTCGGCCATGGTGACAAGGCTGAATTCCATGTTGGAGATCTCTGGCAACCGCTGGGTAGTCGCCGCTTCGACACTATTCTCGCAAACCTGCCGCATTTTCCCATGAACGATGGGACCGTTCCCGGACGCCGCTCGACATGGAGTGTCGGTGGACCCGATGGCCGCAGGCTTCTGGATCGATTTATCGATGAACTGCCCCAACGACTGCAGCCAGGTGGCCGGGCAATCATCACCCACAACGGCTTCGTCGATACCGCGCTGTCGCGCCTGCTGCTGGCCAGCCACGGTTTGAAATTAGCCGTTCTTCACAGCATCCTCGTGCCACTGGCCGAGGAAAAGATGGCACGCGTGAGTAAGGCCCTGATTGAGTCCGAAACCAACCGAAGCCTTCACCAGTATGGCCCCTACAGCTTTGGCGAGGTCTATATCGTCGAGATATCCTGACCTTGGGTAAGATTGCAGAGGACAGGTCGTCTGTCGCACCGTTTGCTCAATTGCCCGAAGAGGCAACTGGGGAGGCTTCACATCGCTGAAGATGTGGGCCTGACAAGGAGCCCGCTGCCGTCACAGGCAGCGGGCTTTTTCTTGTTGGCTAATCAGACGATCAGCATGTCGTTCGCCTCGAGGTATGATCGTCCTCGCGCCTGCGGGTTCGTGGTCATCAGTGCGACGGCGTTGAACGCCGCCATCAGCGGGTCGATCTTGGCCGATCCCGACGCCTGCTTGGTAATCGTGATCGCGTTGCCCTTGGGCTCGACCCGGGCATTGCCGACGGACCAGGCCATTAACTTCAACCCTCCATGCCACAGCGTGCCGTTCGCGA